CCCGTCGTCAGGTTTTAATTAAGGGGGTTTGATAATTTTGGAAATATATGACGATGTTAAAAAAATACCGATAGATCAGTTAAAACCTTACCATAACAATCCAAAAGAGCATCCTCCAGATCAGAAAGGCAATAATATTACATTATATTTTATGAAATACATCAATACTAATTGGGCCTTATTCCAGAGGGCATTAGTTAATCGCGGGGGAATAGAAGAAGGGGAAATAATTAAAGCTATAGTTAATAATAAAAAGTTTCAAAGATTATCTACAGATGAGAAAATGTATAACATAAGGAAACAAATTGACATTGAAAAGTTCAGCAAACATTATGAGATTGGCGGGGAAAATGAGTGGAGTTATCTTGAAAGTTATATACCCAATAATAAAATAGATAAAATGGCAAAAAAATTACACAAAAAATTAGGATTATAGGAGGTGCAAACCAATGGGGCAAAGAGGACCGACAGGTAAGCCAACAAAAATGAAAGTATTACAGGGAACTTTTCGCAAAGACAGAGCCCCTGATAACGAAGCAAAGCCAGATATAGTCAAACCAGAAAAGCCTTCCTGGATGAAGTTACATAAATACAAAGTAGCAGAAAATAAAGATAGAGATATAATGAAATATGCTAATGAATATTGGGACGACAATGCCGAGAAGATGGCTGCCATTGGTTTGCTAACTGAAATAGACATTCAGAGTTTTGCTATGTTCTGCGTTGCTTATGGAGAATTTATTAATTCATTATTAAAGATGGTTAAACAAGGTTCAATAGTAAAATTTAATAGTGGACATGTTGAACAACATCCTTATGCTATCCGATCCGATAAGGGTTTTAATAAATACAGACAAATGTGCAAACAGTTTGGCACCACACCTGCTTCAAGGACTGGTATTGAAGCAGAAGTAAAGGAAAACGGCAAACCCTCCAGAGAAGATATATTGAAAGGGGATGTAGGTAGATATGGCACATCCAGTTCATGATTATGCAGAAGCAGTTATTGAAAACAATGTTATCACAGGTAAATATGTAAAGTGGGCCTGTCAGAGACATCTTAATGACTTGGAACGTGATGATGTATATTTTGACGAGCAGTCAGCTAATAGAATAATCACCTTTTACAAGTTAACTCCACATGTAAAAGGGGAATGGGCTGGGAGCCCGATTGAGCTTGAAGACTGGCAAAAATTTATAGTTGGTTGTTTATTCGGCTGGAAGCGAACAGAAGATAATACCCGCAAATATAGAGAAGCATATATAGAAGTGGCAAGAAAAAATGGTAAGACTACCATGATGGCCCCTATCGGACTATATGGTTTAATAGAAGATAATGAACCGGGCAGTGAAGTTTACAGTGCAGCTACAACCCGGGATCAGGCCAAAGAAATTTTTTCACCCGCTAAGCAGATGGTTAAAAAATCAGATTATATCAACGACGTAGAAGTATATAAAAATAATCTATCTCATGTAGAAAGTTTTAGCAAGCTTGAACCATTATCAGCTGATTATGACACATTGGAAGGCAAAAACATACACATGGGGCTTGTTGATGAGTTGCATGCTCATCCTGACAGTGGTGTATGGGATGTTCTTGCAGACGGGACAGGCTCCAGAAGACAGCCACTTATGATTGCCATTACAACTGCTGGTTTTAACCAGGAGTCTTTTTGTTATAAATATAGAGAATACTGTGTTGATGTACTAGACCCGGGGAAAGAAGATTTTACAGAAGACAGCCAGTTTGCTTATATTGCAGAGCTTGATGAAGAAGATGACTGGACAGATGAAAACAACTGGGTTAAGGCAAACCCGAATATGGACGTATCTGTTAAGAAAGACAACATAAAAAGACGGATCAATAAAGCAAAACGGATGCCTTCACAGCAAAACAGAATAATATGCAAGAGGTTAAACATTTGGACCAATGCAGAAAGTCGCTGGATGAGCATGGAAGAGTGGGATAAGTCAGCCGGCGGTGATATGTCTGATTTTGAAGAAATGAAGGAAGAACTGGAAGGCAACGAATGTTATGGTGCTATTGACCTTTCGTCAAAAGTTGATATAACAGCATATCTTAAATTATTTCCGGTAAATGATGAATTAATTATAATACCGGAATTTTTTATACCTGAAGACAACATTATGGACCGAAGCAAACAAGATAATGTACCCTATGATGCATGGGCAAGACAGGGATATGTTAATACTACCGCTGGCAATGTTATTCACTATGGTTTTATAGAAAAAATGATTATAAATGATTATCAGGACAGATACAATATTTTGGAAGTTGGTCATGACAGATGGGGAGCCACTCAAATGGCTCAAAACCTTGATGGTGCTGGAATAACTATGATTCCGATTGGTCAGGGATTTAAGTCAATGTCAGAACCCATGAAAGAAGTTGAAAAGTTAGTATTGGAGCGTAAGTTAGTACATTTTGGTCATCCAGTGCTTAGATGGATGGTTGATAATACGGTTGCAAAAACAGATCCAGCCGAGAACATAAAACCCGATAAATCGAAGAGTAAGGAAAAAATTGACGGTGTCGTGACATTGGTAATGGCAGTAGATAGATATATTAGAAATGAAGGAAAAGCCAACCCTTACGAAGACCACGACATATTAGTTCTCTAATTTTGAAAGGAGTGATCTTAATGTGAATATAGACTTAGATGATGTAATGTTTTTTATTGGATTGGCATTAACTACAACTGGATTATGGATGTTTAGCCCCGCGTTAAGTTTAACTACAGCCGGGGTTATTTTTATGCTCGCAGGATACATGAGGGCAGGTGGTGACTAATGGGGATTATATCAGATATTAAAGAAAAAAGGGCAATGTCGCTGAGCCAATTTGATAACTGGCTTGACGTGTTAATTTCAGGTGTTAAGTCAAAAACAGGTGCCACAGTTAATGAGCAAAAGGCTATGAGACTATCTTCGGTATTTGCCTGTGTGCGAATCATTTCTGAGGATGTTGCTTCACTACCTTTGAATGTATATGAGGAAAGGGAAGATAATGGCCGGAGAAAAGCTAAAAATAATTACTTATATCCGTTGTTACACAAGAAACCGAATAATATTATGACTTCATTTACATGGCGGGAAGTCATGATGGCTCATTTGTTACTCTGGGGCAACCATTATTCGCAGGTGATAACAGATAGGACCGGGAAGATAGCAGGTCTCTGGCCGTTACATCCAGCTAGAGTACAACCGATTATTAAGAATAGAAAGCTGTATTACAAGTATAAGAAGGAAGATAATACTAAAAAAGTGTTTGAACCATATGAGATATTGCATATACCGGGACTAGGTTTTGATGGATTGCAGGGTATATCAGTAATATCTTATAACCGGGAAGCTGTCGGCCTTGGTCTTGGTGCCGAAGAATTTGGAGCCAGGTTCTTTGAAAATGGGGCACATCCTTCAGGGATCATAGAATATCCGGAAGGCTTGAAAGACAATGCACGAAAAAGATTGAAAGAAGACTTGAAGGCAAAGCATGCTGGGCTGGGTAAAAGTCATAATCTCATGGTATTTGAACATGGCATGAAATTTCATCAGATATCAATACCGCCGAACGACGCACAATTTTTGGAAACAAGGCAGTTTCAAGTCAGAGAGATTGCCCGTATATACAGGGTACCCCCGCACATGTTGGCTGACATGGAAAAAGGTGCCAGTTTTAAATCCATTGAGCAGCAGTCAATTGACTATGTCGTGAAGACGCTAAGACCCTGGCTGGTAAGAATTGAGCAGGTGCTTAATGACAAACTTATAAGTTCGCGAAACAGCAAAAATTACATAGAGTTCAATGTTGAAGGCTTGCTCCGTGGTGATAGTCAGGCACGCTCAGAGTATTACAAAAACATGTTTGAAGTCGGTGCCATGAGCCCGAACGATATCCTTGAAAAAGAAAACAGAAACCCGGTCGAAGGTGGAGACCAGCGATTTGTGCCGCTTAACTTTATACCACTTAATGAGTCTAACCCGAGGTTAGATGAAGAAGAGAATAACGGACGGGCAAAAAACAAAAGGCATGAAATGAGAGCGCGTAGGTCAGCGGCAAAGAGGACTAATATCCGTGAGCGTTATAAAAGATTGATTAAAAAATCAGTTGAAAAGATTGTTAACTCTGAGACAAAAGCAATCAGGGGATTAATTGACAATGAGCTGAGAAGCGAGAAAAGAAGCACCCAAGATTTCCGAGACAAAATAGTTGAATTCTATGAGGATTTTGCCGGTGAGGTTCGCGAAGAATTAGAGCCAGTATTAAGAAGTCTTGCTGATGCAATTGTTGAGGAAGCTGCTGATGAAATTAATCTTGATGATTACAGTATAGATGATTTCTTTGAAGATTATATGGAAGCTATGTCAGGCGGTTATGCTGGCTACAGCCGCGGACAACTGCTGGCATTAATGAATGAAGCTGATGAAAAAGATGAAGAACCTGCTGAATTGATAGAAGAAAGGCTGGAAGAATGGGAAGAAAGAAAACCAGGTAAGATAGCTGAAAAACATTCTGTGAAATTAGAAGGTGCAATAGCAAGAACAGTATTCGCAACAGGAGGTGTTACAAAACTTATATGGGTTGCAAGTAGTGGCGCCTGTCCGATATGCAAGGAAATGGATGGAACTGTAGTAGGTATTGAAGAAAGTTTCATGGAGCCATCAGATAAAATAAATGCTGATAATAAAGACTTTTCTCCAGGCGGGAGTATAACACATGCTCCGCTTCATGAAGGTTGCGAATGTACAATAAGTCCACAGTAAAGGTGGTGAGCAAATGGAAGTTAATATTGTATGGGGGGCCTCCTGCTGCCGGGAAGTCAACGTATGTCAGAGAAAACAGAAGCAAAAATAGCTTAACTTTTGATTTTGATGTGTTAATGACTGCTATGTCAGGTCTTAAGCCACACCAAAAAAATAAAAATTTAATTGGCTATGTGTTAGATTTTCGCAAATTCATAATTAGTAAACTTGAGAAAGAAAAAAGGCTTGATGATGTCTGGATTATTATTACATGGGTAGATGAGGAAGTTAAAGAAAAATTTATAGATATAGAAAATGTAAATTATATATTAATGGATACCGACATGGAGACTTGCCTTGAAAGAGTTGATAATGACCCAAACAGAGCAGATGTAGCAGAAGAGATGAAGCAAGTTATAAAAGATTGGTTTGATAAATATGTAGAAAATAATAACAACAAAAGCAGAAATAAGAATTTCTATATAAACCGGGGAAGTGGTGAAAGAATGGCAGTAAAAAAACTTGAACAGCGAATGGTTGAGACGGCATTTGAAGTTAAGGCAGAAGGTGAAGAAGAAAAAAAAATAGTAGGATATGCTGCAGTATTTGATGACCCTGCTCCGGAGACATGGGGATTTATAGAAAAAATCACCCCAGGGGCTTTTGCGGAGGCGATTGAAAGGTCAGACACGAGGGCATTAAAAAATCATAATCCCGATTTATTATTGGGAAGAACTAAAGCCGGAACCCTTACTCTTGAAGAAGATGAGAAGGGTCTTTTTTATGAAATTGACCCACCAGATACCACTTATGCAAATGACTTGATGGAATCGATGAACAGAGGGGATTTAGACCAGTCATCTTTTCAGTTTACAGTAGAAAAAGAGGAATGGGATGAATCCGGGGATGTACCAGTCAGAACAATCTTGAAAGTTGGAGAATTAAGGGATGTTAGTCCGGTTACTTTCCCCTGGTACCCAACAACTGAATCGGGCGTGAGGTCTAGAAAGGAAGTATTACAAGAATATCGAGAACAAAAAGAGGATAAGGAAAAACAACAGCGAGCCAATGAAGGGTCGCTTAATTTATATAAAGCAAAAATTAAAATCAATGAGAGGAAGTGTAAATAATGGATTTAATTTTAGAGTTGAAACAACAGGTTGCTGACTTAGTTGAAGAGCAAAAAAATCTTGTTAATACTGCCGAGACAGAAGATAGAGATTTGAATGAGGAGGAAGAATCAAGGTTCAACGAAATTGATAACAAAATTGATAAAGTTGAAGCCAGGATTGCAAGGCTTGAAAAGATTGCTGAAAGGGAAAAGAAAGAAATTGCTGCTGACAATAAAAAAGTAAAGGTTAAAGGCAAAACTGAAGAAGGGTTCAGGTCCTTCGGAGAGTTTCTTCAGTCTGTAGCAAAAGCCGGTATGGGACGAGGTGTTGATAAAAGACTTGTTGAGTCCAGAGCTCAGGGGCTTAATGAATCTATTCCCAGCGAAGGTGGTTTTTTGGTCGGGCAAGATTTTGTTGACGGCTTAATAAAAAGAACTTATGAAACAGCCGTTATTGCTCCACGTTGTCGTAAAATTGGCGTTGGGGAAAATGCTAATGGCATTAAAATGAAGACTATTGATGAAACCAGCAGAGCTAATGGCGCACGCTGGGGTGGTATTCGTGCATATTGGGAAAATGAAGCTTCAAGTCCAACTGCTACAGAACCTAAGTTTGGCCGGTTTGAGCTTAACCTTGAAAAATTAATGGGTCTTTGCTATGCAACTGATGAATTACTTGAAGATGCTAATGCACTTGGTCAGGTAATCGAGCAGGGATTTTCTAAAGAATTCGGATTTAAACTTGATGATGCAATAATTCGTGGAGATGGCGCCGGTAAACCGCTGGGATTACTGAATTCTGATGCACTTGTATCTGTGTCAAAAGAATCCAGCCAGGAAGCCGATACATTAGTCTATGAAAACATTACTAATATGTGGTCACAAATGTGGGCGCGCTCAAGAAGTAATGCAATATGGACAATTAACCAGGATGTAGAACCACAGTTATTCTCAATGAAAATTACTACAGGTACCGGGGGTTTTCCCGTATACTTACCACCTGGAGGAGCAAGTTCTGACCCATATGCAAGATTAATGGGCCGGCCGGTTGTACCTATAGAACAGGCAAGTACATTGGGAGACCAGGGTGACATTATGCTGATTGACCCTTCACAGTATCTCTTAATTGACAAAGGTAATATGCAATCAGCTGTATCAATCCATGTAAGGTTTATTTACGCCGAGAATACATTCAGATTTATTTATCGCGTAAACGGACAACCTATGTGGGATACTGCATTGACTCCTTACAAAGGCGCAAATGACTTAAGTCCGTTCGTTGCGCTAGCTGCAAGAACTTAATGAAGTATTAAATGGGACCGAATTATTTTTCGGTCCTCTTCTGACTAAATAAAAAAATATTAAGGGAGATGAAAAAATAATGGCTGCTAAAGGAATGAATATTGCTGAAGAGGCTCATGTTGTTAATATATTAAGTCCGCAGGATGTTGATGGTGGAGTAAACTCTGATATATTTTCTATGAAAAATTACGGGCACGCAACTATTATTGTTACTTGTGGTACTACAGATGCCGACGCTGGGAATATCACTATTGAAGAATGTGATGATTTCTCTCCGAGCAATAATACCGCAATTGGGTTCACTTATTACAAAGAAGAAACTGACGGTGGAGATACACTATCAGCAAAACAGACTGCAGCGTCTGATGAAAAAATTGATGTATCTGGCAACGACAACATTACTTATGTAATAGAAATTGATGCTGCCGAGTTGTCTGACGGTTATCCAAACTTAAGACTTTGCTGGTCTAGTCCAGGTGGAGCAACATATGGTTCTGCAGTAGCAATTATATCTGGCGCAAGATATGCAAAAGAATCATCTGAAACTGCAATAGCTTAATTGAAATTAACAGGGTGGGTTCATAGCCCATCCTTAAACTATAAGGAGTGAAAATATATGTCAATAGCAAACGTAGAAGCAAAATGGTCTGATGGTGAATTGATTTTTTATTCTGTAGAAACCGGAAATAACATTGCAAAGTTTGATCCGACAAATGACAGGTTTGATATACTGCAGAACCTAGCATTGTCTGGTACTGACATTTCAGCGACAGCTGCTGAGTTAAATATTCTTGATGGTGCTACTGTAACAGCCGCGGAACTCAACAATGCTGCTGATGTATCTGCCAGAGTTCAGGAACTAACAGAAACCGGAGATGTAACAGCAGGTGTTCAGTCTGTCGAGCTTAATCACAACAGCACAATAATAGAAGCTACAATAGCTGATGCAACAAATCATGAAGGTATTTTTATCGTGAAAAATACATCTGCATCCGGTACAGCCGCTCATACCTTAACTTTGACCAGTGGTACCTTTGATGGGACAAACAATGTTGCAACTCTCAATGCCCCAGATGAAGCATTAATTGTATATTTTGACAGCGCAGGAAACGGAACCATTGTTGAAAATGTTGACTCGGTAGGATTGGCTTAAGGGGTGTTAATAAATGAAAGATAACTTTGAAACTGCAGAAAAACCAGCTAATAACATCATGGCTGACATAA